TACCATTACCAAATCAAATGGTCGATGCGTTAGGTGCTACTTACTCTGAAGAATCATTATCAACAGCTGTAGGTGCTGGCATCAATCAATTATCAGCAGGTAACGTAAATGGTCAAGGAGCATTAAATGCTGTCGGTGCAGCAACTGCTGGAGGATTAGTTGGAGCCGCAGCTGGTGTATTAAATATGGCAGGTCAAAATACTGCTGGAGCTGTAGGTCAATTAGCAGGTGTAGCATTAAATCCTTTTCTAACGGTTATGTACAAAGGTCCACAGTTTAGAAAAAATACTTTTTCTTGGATATTAGCTCCTACTAACGCTCAAGAGTCTGCAACTATAGCAGCAATAATTAACACATTCAAATTTAATATGACTCCAACTACTTCAGGAGCTGTTGGTGGTTCATTACTTACATATCCTAATGTTGTACAGGTATCAGCTAGAAATGCAACAGGTGGCTATTTCCCGTTCTTCTTTAAACCGGCAGTAATAGAAAACTTTCAAGTAAACTATTCGCCTCAAGGACAACCATCTTTCTTTGGTAGTACTGATGCACCTACAGCGGTCGAGATAAGAATGACATTACATGAAATCGAGTTTTGGCTACAAGATGATTTTGGTACTCCTCAAAACGGAGCACGTGCGTTACAAGCTGTATCAGATACACTACAACCGTTGATAAAATATTTCAATCCAGAGAAAAAGTAAAAAATGGCAGCTGAAACTTACTTCACCAACTTTAATAAGATTAGTTACTCTAATAATGTTGTGATTGACATTACTCAGAGAACTGTATTTTATAAGCAGCTTCTATCAAACCCTTATCTCTTCACTCCAGTACAGGTTGAAGAGGGTACGAGAGCGGATCAATTAGCATATAGAGGATATAAAGATCCGTATATGAGTTGGATCATTTATCTTTCTAATGAAACGCTTGATCCTTATTATGAGACTTATTACACAACTAATGAATTCACTAACTATATAAAAGACAAGTATGGTAGTATTGAAACTTCTCAAAATAAGGTAAAATACTATATTAATGACTATATTGAAAAGGACCCAATTGACGTTGCAGCATATAATGCTCTTTCAAACCTGCAAAAGTCTTATTGGGAACCTACTTATGGATATAGAAATGAAGTCGTAAATTACGTTAGAAAAAAAGAAGACCTAACATATAATACCAATTTCATGATCGCTGTACAGAGTGAATACGCAGCTAACACTAAGTTCAATTATGATGAGATTGTCGAGTTCCATCTGACTCCAACTTCATTCGGTAGGGCACAATATATAACATCAAATAACACACACTATATTTTCCATCACATTTATGGTGATACTTTCCCACATGATGATATTGTATATAACTTCGGAAGTTCGTATATAGTAGGTAAGGAATCAGGCACTAATGTTTTGATTGAGTCTACTACTTTTCTTTCTAATAATATACCTGCTGAGGTGTTAGATTATTATTCTCCGGTTTATGTTTATGACTATGAACTGGAGAAGTTAGAGTCTAATAGAAATATCAGAGCTCTTGACCCTCAGTATGTACCTAAATTCTTGATTCAATTTAAAGATCTAATGAGTGTATAATGTCACAGAATCCAGGTGATATCTTTATTGATATATTATCGATAGACTCTCCGCGTACAGCTGGAATTAATATGGCAAGAAACTTTCTTAGTGGAGAAGTGTCTGAGACTATATTCACCCCAGGCGTGACTGCGACTATTAAAGTACTTGACCAAGAAGACTACTTGGGTCAATTAAAGTTGGCCGGTGATGAAGGCGTAACATTTCAGTTTCGTAAACCTCAGGGTGGTACAGCTAGATATGATTTTCATTTGAACTCGTGTAAAGATGTTAGTGATAACTCTAATAAAAAGTATAAGATATACGAGTTAGATTGTATATCGCGAGAAGCTTTAAAGGGTCAAACTATTCACGTACAAAAAGCTTATAATACAACAATTGAAGACGTTGTAAAGGATCTGCATAGTAAGTTAGAGAGTAGATTGCCTATTAGAACAGAGGGCACTAAGGGTAAAAGAAACATAAAGCTTACAAATCAACCCGTACTTCATGCGGTCGATAAGATGCGTAAGCAGGCAGTGTCTGAACAATATAAAGGTTCAAACTATATGTTCTGGCTTACTCATAGCGGGTTCTGGTTTAAAACCCTTGAAGGTATGATGGAAGAAGGACCTGTTAAAACATTTAAGCAGGATAATACCGTAGGTCGTTCACAGTTCTCTGATATCGATAATCAAGTTTTAGGTTGGCAAGTGCATCAATCGATGGACGCGGTAAATCGTATTCACTCAGGTGCAATGAAACAGAGAGTGGCTACATTTGATGTACACTCTAATAGATTTGTTTATAAAGACTTTAAGCCAGGAAAAGATGATGTAAAGTCCCTTGGTAAGGGTGACTTCTTGACAGATGCGTTTAAATCTATGTTTGGTCAAGGATTAAGAACGGTTGTTCGAATGGTCGATCATAATCCAGACTTAAAGCAAGATCCATCTCATATTCCTGATGCATTACCTTATAGAATGAAAAACCTTGCACAGATGCAAGAGCAGAGAATGTCGATGAGTGTAATTGGTGATCCTGTATTAGAAGCTGGAAAGATCGTTTTGAATAATATTCCTGTGTCTACTTCTCACTCTGGTTTTAGACAAAATGATCCGCAAGTTTCAGGTAAGTGGTTAATTTCAAAGGTACGTCATGAAATAAAGAGTTCAGAAGCAAGACCTAGATGGGTAACTCATCTAGAGTGTTTGAAGGGTTCGTCGGAGGAATCATTGTAATGTTTAATAGTAAGCAACAAACTTTTTTTGTAGGCGAAGTTCTTAATAGAGAAGACCCAAACGAAAGTGGTAAGATGCAGATCGACGTACATGGGCATACTAATGTCGGCGATGAAAAGATGAAACAAGAAGATTTACCATGGGCAATACCAATTATGAATAACGAACCTTCTCTTAACAAGATAGGTTCTACATGTAACTATCTTCCAGGATCTACTGTATTCGGCGTTTGCTTAGATACAGGCGGCGATGAAGGTAAAGTTTATTATATACTAGGAAGTATTCCTAAGGGAAGAGCAAAAGAATAATGGCAAAGGTTTACGACGCACTAGGTAACTATATGGGTGACTATCCTGATACTTCAGGAGAACCTAATGTCGTGCCTACACCTGAAGTTCAAGGTCCTCCTGCACCTCCAGAAGTTCAAGGACCTCCTGCGCCTACTGAAAGTGAGTTAGAAGAGAAGAAACTAACTACTGGAAATAAAGGTACAGCAGCACCTACAACCGATAAAAAGAATCCTGGTCATGTTGGTGAAAATAAACCCGATAAGAAAGCACAGATTAAAAAGACTCGTGATAATAATACGGGAAGCAACCCAAATCTTGGTGGACCTGAAAAAAGACCAAAAGATGAAGACGCAAACGCGCAAGATAAAACTCGCGATGCAATTGGTAAAGAGAATAAGGGTAAGCATACAGATCCAACTAATCCAACTGCTGGTTCACAAGACCCATCAAAAAATATTCATGACGCGTTAATGGGAGCAGACCCTCAGCAAGCCGCTGCAGTGTTGAAGAAAGCACTGCAAGCTATGGTGATGTTGAAGATGATGGATAAGCTCACTAGTCCTGCAGGAATTTTGAAGATGGCGGCTGGTGGTATTGGCGGAGGTCTAGCAGGTTTAGCTAGTGGTTTTGGTATGGGTGCGATTCAAAACGCACTAAACGGTGCGATGGGAGGAATTGCAGGATCTAACTTGCTACCAAGATCACAGATGCAAGCATTACAATACGGTATGATGGGTATGATGTCTGGCGTGCCTCAAGGTCATTGTCATCACACTGAGATCATGCGTGCGGCCGATACAGCTTACACTCTACGTACAGCGATGAATGAGATTAGAACTGGCTCTCCTTATGCTGTCGACTCAGTCGCATCATTTGGTGGATACGATTTTGGTTTAACGCCAGGTTCACTAGAGTCACGAATCGCTTTATTAGGTCCTGGCGGAACGCTTCGTACTACATCTGTTATTAATGGTGTAAGGGTTAACACCGTAGTTTATACTAATCCTTATCCTCAATACTATCATATGCATCCTAAACTAAACGGTTTAGAACACGTTGCGATCAGTGTTGGAGCTATATCAGACGTAGCGGCAGGAGTTTCTAATCTTCTAGGTGTAGATAGTCCAGTGGGAAATGCATTAGGCGACGCAGCAAATGTTTTAGCAGATGCTTCAGATATAGTAGGCTCTGCAGGAGCTCTATCAAGAAGCATTAGTAATTTTCATATGGGTGGTGTTAATAGTCTAGCTTCTACTGCAACTAATACATTAGGTAGAGCTGTATCTGGTGCTGCATTGGCGAGCGCTATCGGTGGTAATATTGGAAACATCATCGATGGTGGATTATCTAAGATATTAGGTGTTAATACTGGTGGTTTACTTGGTGCAGTAGGTTCATTGTTACCAGGAATTGCTGGTAATATTAAGGGAACTATCAGCAATCATCTACCTAAAACATCGCTGAGCGCTGGTAATATAAACAACTTGATGCAGCAGCATACAAAATCACTAGCTTTGACAAGATCAGCTTCTGCAGCGGCCAAGAACATATTTGGTAAAGCACAAGCAGAATCTATTGCATCGATGGCAGGTCAAGCTTCATTGATCGCATCTAAAGTAGGCTCATTTAGCGTTACTACACCATTCGGTGACCAAATAACTGCTTCTGTTGCTAACGCCGTAACTAACAATAGAGCTGGTTCTGCTATAGGAACAATTGCTAAAACGGGTATTGCGGGAATTAGATAATGCCAAAAGTCGATAATAATAGATTAAACTCACATCCTGATGCACCTGACAAATATTTAAGACAGGTTAAAACTACTATTGACGGTAGCTATCATGCTATATCGACTGATCCTGATAA